GCGGCTACATCGGCCACTAACGCTAGCAACAGTGCAACCTCTGCGGCTACCTCAGCTACCAGTGCCGCTACATCAGCTACATCAGCCGCTACGAGTGCTACGAATGCAGGAACAAGTGAAAGTAATGCTGCTACGTCAGAAGCTAATGCAGCCACATCGGCAAGCTCAGCGGCGACTAGTGCAACTACAGCAACAACGCAGGCTGGCATTGCTACAACTAAAGCAAGCGAAGCCTCAGTAAGCGCCAGTAACGCTGCTACATCAGAAACCAATGCAGCTACCTCTGCATTAAACGCTAGCACATCAGAAACCAACGCTGCTACGTCTGCAACTGACGCAGCAACTAGCGAGACTAACGCTGCTACATCGGCTACAAACTCAGCTAACTCTGCATCTGCTGCGGCTACATCGGCTACATCAGCAGCGGCTAGTGCGGCATCAGCGGCTACCCTGCTAGATAACTTTGATGATCGCTACCTTGGCCCTAAAGCAACTGATCCTACAGTAGACAATGATGGTGATCCTCTTGTATCAGGAGCCTTGTACTTCAACACTACTGTTAATGAAATGCGTGCTTATGACGGATCATTGTGGGTAGCGGCTAGCTCAGCTTCTATCGAAACAATGGATAAGTTCCGTTATACAGCGACAGCAGGACAGACTGTATTTACTGGTGTAGATGATGGAAGTGTTGTTCTTGCCCTTAACGTAGGCGCTGAGATTGTAACCCTTAACGGTGTCGTGCTAGAGCAAGGTACTGACTACACTGCTACAGGGTCTTCTATTACGCTCACTAACGCCGCTTCGGTTAATGATGAATTAAACATCTATGCGTTCGGTAACTTCACTGTAGCAGATGTTGTTAGTGCATCTACTGGCGGTACTTTCCAGAATAACATCGCTGTTAACGGCACTGTCACAGCTACGTCTTTCTCAGGAGATGGCTCCGGTCTAACAGGCATTGACAGCCTTCCTAGTCAGACTGGTAACTCTGGTAAGTACTTAACAACAGACGGTACTGATCCTAGCTGGGCTGAACTAGACACTGATGCCAACAGCACAACTAAAGGCTTATATGAACATGCCCACACAATCTCTAGCAACTACAGCATTACAGCAGGTAACAACGCTATGAGTGCAGGGCCAATTACTATTGCCAGTGGAGTTAGTGTGACTATTCCTGATGGCTCAACTTGGACGATTGTATAATGGGAAGTATTGCATTAAATAAACCCGCAGGTGGGCAGACTATTATTGCCCCTGAAGACGGGACTAGCACTGAGACGGTTACTATTCCGTCTGTAGGTGTCGGTAAGGTGTTGCAGACGAAAAGCGTCTCACCCTCTCAAATTACATTTTCCAATTCGTTAAGCCCCAACGTATCAATCATAACGTCACTTACTATTACGCCTAAATCCGAAAATTCTAAAATGATTGTCTTTGCAGGGCACGAAGACGAAAGGGGTACGGGGACAGGTGGTGGCTCATTAAGCGCCGCTTATTACTTCTATACTGATGTGTTTGCGAATGGTGTTCGCCAAAGTTCTGCAATTGGCTCAGTAGGTAACGCCCACGGTCACTACGCTCCTCAGCAGTCACGCCAGTCGGGTAGTTTAATTTTTGAATATGACGTGCAAAACACTAGCCCTATAACTTTTGATATTAGACCAACAGGGGGTAGCAACATAGATGGTGTTACGTGGCACTTTTATTATCCCTATATTACAGTCATGGAGATTGCCCAATGACTTCCATTCTAAAAGTCGATACGATTCAGAAGCCTGATGGGACTGCTCCGAGTGCTAGTGAGTTGGGGATTGATGTAGCTGGCAGTGTTGTTCAGACAAAAACTGTCACTAACAATACCCTACAATCTACAACATCAACTGGTGTATATCTTAAAGGTGTGGAAGCTACGTTTACCCCTAAATATCAAGATTCTAAGTTAATCATAATGGGGCGAATGCCTTACAGGTTATATAGAGGGACATCTGGCAATACAGCCGCTTGGATGTCTGCGTACTTAAAAGTCAACGGTTCAGCAATAGCCCCTGCTTCTGGAAACACCTATGAAAACGGTATAGCTTTTGGCAACACCACATGGGGCGATTTCCGTGATGTTATATATTTACAGGCTGAGTACACACATAACACAACATCCCAGATAACAATTTCTATGGAAGGCTTGCAATACACAAATGCCATCATCTTTGAGGTCAATGAAAGCTCTTTGTACTACTCTTCTTTAGTTATTTTAGAAATCGCTCAATAAGGAATATCACAATGTTTATTACAAACGCTCTTACCTCTTTAGGTATTACTGAATGGGTCTTGAGGGGTACGCCTTCTAATGAGACCGAGTTCAAACAAATGTTCTCCAAAGTAGTTGGAGCAGACTCTAACGGCACTGCTATTGAGTCAACTGACCCTGCTGATTGGGGTTTCAATGTCGCTGATGTATTTGCTAAAGCGGCTGAACTAGAAGCGGCAGAACCTCTACGTCTACTACGTGAAGAACGTGACCGTCGTATTGCTGAGACTGACTGGTGGGCATCTTCTGACTTGACTATGACTCCTGAACAATCAGCATACCGTCAAGCTCTCCGTGACATTACTGACACCTACCAGTCGCTAGACACTGTTGTCTGGCCTGTGAAGCCGTAGGAGTACTGCGTAATGGCTATTACACTAGACGGAAGCGATCACAGTACATTCAACGAAGCTGTTCGTATTGGTCATGCTACAGCCAAGGTAGATGTTTCAAGCCACGGTGCAGGTTGCGGTATTGGACTTAACCGAGAGGTAATGACTGGCAATATTTTTGACAATACTCAACGTGCATTTCAGTTACATACAAATAATGGTGACTTTGCTATTGAGTCATACAATGCTAACGGATCAGGAGCAGGAGTTCCTTTTAAGATAGATTCTGCTGGTCGTGTAACCATGCCGTATCAGCCTAAGTTTATAGCTAGGCTTTCTGGAAATCACAGTGCTGGTAACGTTGTTTATAATGTAGGTGTTGTAAATGACGGAGGCTACTACAGCACTACTACAGGTAGATTTACAGCCCCTGTAAATGGATTATATTTCTTTGAGGCTAAAGGACTAGAAGAGGGGCATAACTCCACAGGCACTCAGCTAGCCCTACGTGTAAATGATGTTTTATATACCTACGGGGCTCCCGGACGTATAGGAGATACTGCTGGCAACGGCTCTTACGGATGGGGAGGGTACGTTTCGGTAGCTGTATCTGGTTGTATTTATCTGCAAGCTGGGGATTATGTAACCGTAAATTACGGATCAGGCGGTGGTCAGCTACATTCAAACACTTACTGGAATAATTTTTCAGGCTTTTTAGTAGGCTAATTTAAGGAACAAAACATGAACATCACAATCACTCTTACAGATACACAGTACAAAGGTTTGGAATATGCGGCACTGTCACCAGAAGATTGGGCAACCAATGCTGTGACTGAACGTGCCCGTATTGCCAATGACGAGATCGTAGGCCTAACTGTTAAGCACTGCCTAGACAACGGTATCCAAGTGCCTGCTACACGTGAAGATATTGTCGCCTATGCCTTTGACAACGACATTGTTAAGACCGCCGCAGTACGCCAAGCGGAGGCTGAGGCGGCTCAGGATGCTGTAGGTGGGACTGATGTCTAAAGCACGTAACTTATCAGCCCTGCTGTCTGCTGACGGCAAGGTTGAAGCTGATGACTTGGATGTTGGTCAGATCGGTGGACGGCGCAACCTGTTAATTAACGGCGGGTTTGATATTTGGCAACGAGGTACTAGTCACAGCAATATAACAGGTGGCTATACAGCTGACCGTTGGAATTTCTCTGCGGCATCAGCAGGTAGCGTGTCTTATGCCAACGATAGTGTTTACGGAAACATTGCAAGGCTTACTTTAGGGTCAACAGATACAAACTTTGTGCAACCTATCGAAAACTTAAATGGCTTCATTAACAATAAAACGCTTACGCTGAGTTTTTGGGTTAAGTCTTCGACAATTACTTCAGCCCGATGCGTGGCATATAATGGCTCGGGGTTTACTCACGACGTGCCGTATACTGTTACTAGTTCATGGTCAAAAGTTAGTCTTACTTTTCAAACAGGCGGCTCTTATGTGGCAGGTAACCCATACCGTGTTTACTTATTACGCAGACCCAATGCGACAGGCGTTATTGAGTTTGCTCAAGTACAACTCGAAGTAGGCGACACAGCCACACCATTTGAGCATCGCAGTTACGGTGAAGAACTGGTGTTGTGTCAGAGGTACTACAGAGGAAACAGTCAGCGCATCCACTGCCAAAACGGAGCTAACGGAAGTTGGAATAATGCAGATTATTCCTTTAGTCCTCAGATGCGAGCCTCGCCCAGTATTGCTTTAACTGAAAACGTGGGCAGCATTACAATTGCTCAAGGGGCAATTAACGGTACCGTTGAGGGCTTTCATGCTTATGCCGGAAGTGTGACCGTGGGGGCGCATTTTAGATTTACAGCGGATGCGGAGTTATAAAATGAATTATGTAACTGTTACGTCTGTAACATACGTACTAGATTACGAAGGAAATATAGCAGGGACTCAAGCAGTCATTGACGGTGAAACACTTTACGTACCCCTAGACCCCGCTAACCGTCACTACGCCGCCATCCTAGACTGGGTAGCTGAAGGTAACACTATTCAGCCTGCGGACAGCGTGGAGTAAACCATGACTGATGATCTAGAACGGCGGGTAGTAAAGCTAGAGTACATCACTGAAGGTCATCAGGAAGAACTGAGTGAGCTAAAGGATACTAGTGAAGAGCTTAGGCGCACACTAACTGGTATCCAAGCTACCCTATCGCAAATCAAGTGGATTGCTATGGGAGCAGGCTTGATGTACTTCGCTGAGTCCTTTGGTTTGAGTACCTTATTCAAATTACTTTGAGGAATGACTAGTGGAGCAGAAAATAACCCAGGCTGT